ATAGTGACGTATTACAAAACTGCGGAACTACGTTCCTTGCTGGGGCACTCCGTGCCCACGCTAACCCATACAGGCGAGCCGTGTTCAACAGCTTTTCAACTACGTTGGATGCGTTGTTCAATAGCTACTCACTAAATTAGCATATATTAAAGGGAAACGCAATGACAAAAATTTTATGTTCAGCTGATTGGCACATAATTCTTCACAAAAAGAAGGTTCCATATGATTGGCAAGTGAATCGATTCCGTGAAATGTTTAGAAAGCTGATCGCACTTGAACAAAGCTGTGATGTGCATATTATAGCTGGTGACATATTTGATAAAAAACCAGAGCCAGATGAAATCTGTTTGTTCCTCAGCTATATCAATTCAGTCACAATACCTACCTACATCATCCCAGGCAATCACGAAGCTACAAGAAAAGGAGAATCATTTTTTGAATACTTTACTCAAGAGAACGCTATCAAGAATGAAAACGTCACTGTTTTTACTAGAAA